TTTATAAGGTATTCTAGGCTATGCTATTTACTTGTGTGCCCAGTGTCGCTGTGTGCTACTGTGCATATAGTTATAATCATGACATAACAAAAACACCCTCTTGCGGTAGGGTGTTGCGTTAGCTATTGTATACAGTCTATGCTTTCCAGTTGTACCCTGCAAGGTATAGTGCCAATACTAACATTGTCTGCTCTGCTAGATGTTGCGTTATGTAGGGTTTATCTTTTTTATGCATAGTACGCCATGCCATAAAGGTTTTATGTCCCTCATTGCGTTGCTTTTTCTCTCGCCTGTATGTCATATACTCGCCCGCTATCTTGTAACACTCATTCTGGTGCTTGTGATAACTACGGTATATATCAACACGCACCCTAGGAAAACTCCGGTCCATTTCATGTAGTACACTTATTGTATCATGAAACGCCCTGCTAGGCTTTTCTGCTTTGGCTACTGTTACAGGTTTCACGCTGGGCATATTTGTATGCATTCGCATGTTTCTGTTTACAATAGCGCGTATGTTTGTTTTAGACATAATCGCTATGTTTACTTTATAATATAGAGATTAACGGCTTTATGCCTTGCCTTTCTCTATGATGTTTCTAGTATATACCCTTGTTTTGTTTTTGTAAAGTGTGGATAACTACTACGCTATACTGCACTGTACTTGTCAAATTGTCGGTATCTACTATATAGAGAGTGTCTGCCTTGCCTTGTGCCTTGCTTATCTCTCTATGTATCAAGTATATACCATGCATAGAAAATAGCAAGTGTATGATACTGTTATACATGGGGATAGCACTATTGTCAAGTGCTGTATAAAATTGGTATACCATTCTATATAGCAGGTATTCTATTGTATAGTGTGTCCCTTGACAGATGTGCTAGAATGTGTTGATAAATAAGGACATAATACTCGCATATTGTCAATACCCTCTAAAACGCTCTATAATGCTCTGTATTGAAAGTAGTACCCCTACATGATAGGCAGTACCTCAAAACAGGGAAACGAGGAATTTGACAGAGAGTTAGATGTGTGGTGTAGTTATAGTTGTTTATGTCAAGATTGTCAAGTGTGATTATGTGTGTTATACTAGAACACGTTGTTGACAAACAATCAAATGCGTGTTAGAATGATACAAAAGACAATAAAAAAACACCCATGTCAAATGGGTGCTATTCTATGGGATAGTGTGCTAGTATATCTCGCTCGCTATATCTTCTCTCTCTAGTGCCAACATGTCCTCAATTGTTTTGTAGTCTATGTCTATATAGTCTATCTCGCTCTCTATATATTGCATGTTGTCTATGTTTTGCATGATAATGTTTTGTTCTAGGCATAGGCTAAGTGCTATGCTCTATGTCAATGATATCACCACGATATATAGAGTCAAGGGAAATATCAGTAGAACACACAACTATACCATAGTCAAGTGATACATGTCAAGACCACATAAAGATGTATGATGTCAAGACCATGAAAGAGAAAGATGATACATACCCCCCACCACACACTCTCTATATGTCAAGCACCCATAATCATAGATATGTCAAGCACACACATTCTCCAACATGTCCACCCAACAAATTATATGCCCCGTCAAGAACACACACTATACTAGTTGTCAAGCAAGGGCACACAATCAGGTACATGACAAGCACGCACATGGGGGAAAAGTCAAGGGGACATGGGCCACCTTATGTACGAATATAGTGACCATACCCCTCCCAAATTTTACATAATATTTTTTAAAACTCATTATCAATTTCCAAACCGTGGCTCAACTAAGCTATTAATTTCACCTTGACAAGAGGGGGGGTAATATGGTATAATCAGAGGGTAGGTTTCTAAGAAATACTCATACTTAATTTATCACATTTAAGTTAACACCACTGGTTTACTCCGTGGCTTTTCTTTTATATAATATAAATTAACACGGTGGTCTGCTTTAGCAGACACCTCGGTCATCCGAGCACAACCTCGGTAAGTTTGTTTTTGTTTATGGCCTGCCTGTTAAGGGTATACCCAAGACGGGTATTAGTTGTATGTTTGTTATTAATTAATCGGAAGGATATATGAAGAAGTCACATTCGATAGTAGGTAGACAATGGTTATCAAGAGAGGACTGGATAGCACAGATTAAAGCTCCACCTCTGTATAAGGTTAACTTTGAGACTGGTTCTGTAGCAGATAGACGAGGTGTTGTTAAGGAAGCGAAGGCCCCGCATAAGGAAATAAAGTAGCAGGAAACGTTCTGGAATAAGAATCTTTAGGCACTTGACTATACTGATGAAGGATGGTATTATTATATCTGTAGGAGGTATTCACTGTGTTTGATAGGCACTCGAGAGAGTTGTACTAGATTCGTGCAGAAACTCCTCCTACACCTTATGGGGGTGCACTGGGTCAGACAGGAGTTCGATTCTCCTCACCTCCACTTGACTTATTGAATCTTATGTGCTATAATGGTATCTAGATGTTCTTTGTTGGTTGCTCCTCCCGACGGCCGTCAAGGGGCATCTACTCATCAACTCTACTGTAACGAAGTGGTTACATTGGAAGATTGACCCTCAGATGGGACCTTCTGTAGAGTTATGAGATACCCTCCTCAGTTAGTTCTGGGGAAGGTATCTTATGGCTTTACACTTAACACCAGAGCAAAAAGCTGGAATGGTAAAAATGCTCCTAGACAAGTCAGCTTATGATGTTGGTTTGGAGTATGGTTTGGACAAGTATTATAAAAACTCTGCTACAGTTATTGCAACTGTATCCAAGATATACAACCAGGTAAAGAACAACCCTGAGACCTATGCAATGTCGACTGACTTACTAAGTGCTGTCGAGGAAAAGGTTCGTGGCAGAACATCACGCAAGATGACAGAGGTTGTTAGGCGTTCTCTTCGTGAACAGGCAGACGAGAAGAAGTTCATGAAGATTGAGGACATCGCACTGGACAACCGAGCTAAGGCTGCAGCCATCCTTAGTATCAAGCTAGATGACTTGCTTTACTCCAAGAAGGATAGAAAGAAGGTGTCTGTTGGAGAACTGGCTAAGGTATATGGTATCACCTTTGATAAGGGGCAATTGATTGAGGGTAAGGCCACAGACCATGTTTCACTTATGGCGAAGATTAATACTGAGGATATGTCTCCACAGGATGCAATCGATGCCGTGATGAAGATGCGAGAATATAACCAGTCTGTAATGGAGAAATCAGATAAAAAATAAAACTATGAACGAAGACATGCCAATCGAATTGGCTGCGGAGGATGTCGCTCTTTCTTCTGAAGTATTGATGGACTCTACTGTCCAAGCTCAAGAATCAGAACGTCGTAAAAGGAAGTGGGATGAATACGTAGCATCAGCACAGTATCAAGATAAACTAAAGAAACGTATCGCAGTCAACGATGCGTGTTACCGCTATCCTGAAGCCAGGAAGCGTATCTATGCTTCCCTGTCTAAGCAGGCAACACTAGATGAAATGGTTGAGTCATGCGTTACCTTTATTGAGATGTTTGGGTTTACCTTTGACCCACGCCCGCAAGCTTCACCAAACCACCTACCATTCTTTTTATTCGACTACCAGAAGGAGACAATTGAATGGCTGATAAAGAGAATTGAGGGTGGAGAAGACGGATTGATTGAGAAGTCCCGAGACATGGGTGTATCATGGGTTGTCTTTGTCTATGTACCTTTATGGTACTGGCTCTTCCGTGATGGCACCAACATTCTCCTTGGTTCGTATAAGGAGGACCTGGTTGACAACAGAACCAAAGACTCACTCTTTGGAATGATAGACTACGCAATGTTGTCTATGCCTAAGTGGTTACTACCGCGTGGCTACAACAAGGATAAGAATCGCAATCACCTCAAGCTTGTTAATCCGATGAACTGGAACCAGATAACAGGAGACACAATGAATCCTGACTTCGGTCGTGGTTCTCGTAAGACAGTGATTCTATTCGATGAGTTGGGTTCATGGGACTACGCTAAGGATGCGTGGGAATCTGCTGGCGACTCAACTACTTGCCGTATTGGAAACTCTACACCTAAGGGATATAACTTCTTTGCGATGCTTCGAGAAACCGCAATGGCAATTCTTACACTGCACTGGACAAAGCATCCACTTAAGGACCAGAAGTGGTATGAGTTTGAGAAGGCTCGTCGCTCACCAGAAGAAGTTGCGCAAGAGCTCGATATTAGTTATAACAAGTCTCAGGTCGGCCGTGTCTATGCAGAGTGGTCTGACCCAGTGATTGAGATGGGCAACTTCCCATATGAACCCAATTGGCCACTCTATACATTCTGGGACTATGGTAAGACTGATGACACTGCAATCATCTGGGTGCAGAAGAATCAGACCAATGGAAAGATACGCATAGTTGATACATACTGCTCAGCAAATAAGAACATCGACTTCTTCGTTCCATTCTGTAATGGTATCATAGGAGAGAACTCACATCTGTATACATCAGATGACCTGAAGATTATCCAGGACCACAAGAGGTATCGACGTGCTACTCACTTCGGAGACCCAGCAGGAAGATTCGTTAACGCAGTTACAAACCAGACAGTCTTCTCTGTTCTAAGAGATAATGGAATCATCGTGAACTTCAGAGACTCATGGAAGTACTTTACAGAAAGAAAGGTTGCAGCTCGTTCGCTGATACAGAGGGGTATTGAGGTTAACTCAAATGCTAGAACTAAATACTTCAACATCTGCATGGCGAATGCCGCATATCCAAAGATGCGTGGCAACGGTGGAGTAGAAGAGATACGCTCCGTTGAACCAAAGCATGATTACACATCACATTATCGCTCAGCATTCGAATACGGTGCTCTTGGATTAAGGGAGGTAACAAGGGCTTACAACACCGTGTATGATAAGTTTTCTCCAGGCAGAAGGGGCTCTAAAGCAATAGGATACTAATATGGCACAATCAACATATTTCAAAAGACTAAAGGAAGATTGCAAAAAGATTTCACCACACATTAAGTTTAAGTATTGTGGGTTAGGTTTTTGGCGTATATATTACAACCAGGCATACTTACATGAAGTATACGAAGACATGGGTCTTGCTGGGTTTGATATTACAATAGAGAACCCAAGGCTGCGAGACAGGAAGTTCTTTGAGGAATACGAGGACCACATAGAAACCGTTAGAACTGTTAAGAATTTCGTTGAAGGATATCAAGATTCGCTAGAGAGAATACGCACAAGAATATATATGCATAGGCATGATAAAGAGTTTAATCAGGAAGCAGAGGAGGCATACAAAACGTTCATGGTTAAGTAGCTTGCTTTTTTTATCAATTCGTGTTATAATACTAGAATGTCAACACCACTAGACCCGAAGGATAATAAACTATCCATCGAAGCTGTCAAGGCAGACTCGCCCAAGAAGGTTCGAGTTTTGCCACAAAAGGAACAGGAAGTTTTATCAATCGTCTTTAATAAGTTTAGAGCAGCTGCAGATAATCGTAATCGTCAGTTTAAGTTTTTTGATAACAGGAATCTAATAGAGTACATCGAAGATTCAGTCGGCCGATTCATGACCAACCTCGATGAGCGAGATGGTATTGAAGACTGGCAGGCACGCATCAATGTTCCGATGACACACAATAAGGTCACGGCTATTCTTGCTAAGATTGTTAATGTTCTTCCTCAGGCTGAGATTCGACCACGACTTGATAACGGAAATAAGAAAGCAGAAGTGCTTGACATTCTGTATAAGTACGCAGAAGATGTTGATGACTACGAAGAGCTTATGATTTGCGCTGCGCTCGAAGCTCTGCTGAAGGGTACCGTAATTGGATACGAAGGACATACATACTCACAGTTCATGCAACGTGATATTGTTGGAACAGAGGATGATGGTTCACCGAAAGTAAAGAGTGTTCCAGTTGGTAAGAGTAAACTGTTTGGAGCAATAGTTCCTCTTGAGGAATTCTATCCTTCATCTATTTCTATTCGACGTGTTGATGATATGCCATACGCATTCCGTCGATTCGTTGTTTCATATGCAGAGTTCATTGACCAGTTCCAATGCTTTGAGCGACACGAACTCGTTGACCCAGTGATGATGCCCAACGGCGAAGCAGCTGTAGAGGACAATCCTTTCTACCGTGATTACATCTCGATGGATATTGAGGATGGTAATGTTGAAGTAATTGAATACTACAATCGTCAGACTGATGAGTATGTCATCATTGCTAATGGTGTGTGGTTGAATCCAATGAAGGGATATGTTGTTGCTCCAAATCCTTTTGGACACAAACGTCTTCCATTCTGGTCAGCACGCTTTGATACGAATGCATCTGACTTCTTCTATGGAAAATCACTTGCAGATAGACTTTCGTCAATGCAGGATGTTCTCAATGTGTTAACAAACATGTTGTTAGACCAGTCTTTCTTGACAATCTTCCCACCTATCTTGACTGCGGGTATTGACCCTCTTGAGGAGGACTACCTCCGACCTGGTAGGCGTGTGCCTGTCGATACCCAGGGTTTACCGCTACAGCAATCATTTATGAAGCTAGACCTTGGTACTCCATCAGGATGGCACCAGTTCATTCTTGAATACACTGGAAAGATTATGGAGCAGGCATCTGTTGACCAGGTTGCTTCCGGGCAAGCAGGAGTCGGTGGTCGCACTACTGCAGAAGAGATTCGTCAAGCCGCCTCATCCGTGAGTGCAATCATTGGTATCTTTGGTAGACTCCTCAACACTGGAATCAAGCACAAGGCAATGCTGAAGGCAAGTAACATTCTTCAGTTCTGGACTGACCCAAAGACTCCAATCGCTGGTAGAGTTCTTGGAACTAAGGGAGACATCTTCAACGAAGCATTCAATGTTGTGTCAGTCGATAACGCAAGACTCTCTAGCGGTAAGCGTGGAAAGAAAATTATTGCAATGTATGAAAGTGCTGGAGACCTTCCATCACCCAAGGCACTCAGGACTCGTGAGAAGCTTTATCAGATGGAGACAGGCAACTCAGTACAGATTGTTGCAGTAACTCCTGAATATCTTAGAGACCTTGACTTCGATATTAAGATTGTTATGGGGGAACTCTCACAGGAGACAAAGGATATGCAGAAGGCACTCGTGCTCGAAAAGGTCCGTGTATACTCAGCACTCTTCCCTGACCTTATCAACAAGATGGAACTTGCTAATCAGGTCGCAGAGGCAATGGGTGATAACCCAGAGCAGGTGTTCAAGCAACAGGAAGTTGCACCACCACAAGCTGCACCAGGTATGCCAGGAACATCAATGGGACCAGAAATGGGAGGAGCTGGCGTACCAGCGATGTCTCCACCATCAGTTGAACCACAGGGCGACGTAGCGGGAAATATGCTTCGAGGAATGCAGGGTGGAAACCCAGCAGCTGAAGCTTTTAATGGAGCTCAATAAAATTAAATATGATAGACAGGATACTCAGGAGGCTTGGTCTTGTTCGCATTTCAAGTCTTAAAGAAGAAGATGTTAATAGGATACTTGTTGATTACCTATATGGACAACCTGAAAATTTCACTGGAGATTTGGCTCGAGATACTGAAACTGTGTTTAAGAGAAATCCAGTTGTTAAAGAATTTCTTGATTGGACAGTTCTCCAAGATATCAAGCGTTTTTATACTGCTCAAGAGGCAGAACAACCACTAATCCGTGGTGCAATCTCACGAACTCGTTACCTTAGAACATTATGTGTGACACCTGAAAAGGTACAGTCGGAGTCACAGAAATTTAATCTTAAAAGATATATAAACAATTAGTTGACAAATATCGGAAGTCATGGTATAATTTACTAAGTTCTCGTACCGTACTTGCAGGACTCAACCTGCAGCAGACTCAACTGCTTTAACAAGGGAGTTAATTTAAAAAAGGGAAATATGGAAAACGAAACTGACATTAAGCTGGAGTCTTTAACCGAAGATGCTCTATCAGAGATTATCAAGGAACGAGACGAAGCCAAGTCGCTTGCAGAGAAGAATCAGCAATCATTAAATAACGTAGTCGAAGAGTTAAAAGAGTTGCGCCAGAAAAAGGAAGCACAAGTTGTGAAACCAATTGAAGGTGTTAATATCGATGAACTCATTGCTGCTAAATTTAAAGAAGTTGAAACAGCTCAGCAGGCAAAGGTATTAGTAGAAGCACAGAGTAAGGCAAGGGAAAAGTTTATGGCAGAGCACAAAGAGTTCTCTCCAGAAAATGACCCCTCTGGAATTCGCAGGGCTGCTTTAGAAAGTAAACTCTCAAGATTTAATCTTGGTGTTGCTAAGTCTGAAGATGATGCACTCGAAATCCTTAATGATGCTTACGAACTTCTCTCAAGGCGAGAGCAAGTAACTTATACTAATGAGGCCGCACCTCTTTCAGCTGGAAGCTCTAATAAGCATGTAGATAAATCTGGCTCACTTACTGGAAAAGAAATTGCAACAATGCAACGACTAAACTGGACAAGAGAGAAGTTTATTGATATGAAATTAAAGCATCCCGAACTTGTTAGTGAATTGTTTAAATAATTTTATAAAATATGGCATTTAAGAAAGTTGGTACGTTGGTTGACAACGTTGGACCAGTTCTCCAGAAGCGCATAATCAAGAATTCTATCACAACCGCTGTACAGGATTCTGTGAAGGTTGTATCTGGTTTTGCTGAACTTGGCACTACTGGCGCACTTGTCTACGGACACGTGATGTCAATTGTTGATGGAGGTGGTATGCCTCTTCTCACCTCTGGTGTTGCTGGAGCAAAGATTGGTTCTTACGCTGGTGTGTTTCTTACAGCTTCTGATAATCAGACTGTAGCTAAGGTTAACGCATTGTGTGATGTTTCGAAGTATACTCTTTATTCAGGTTCTCCCGATGCTGCTCTTGCTACGACCACTGGTTCTGACCTCGCACAGTACACGATGGACCTCCTTGATGAGGATGACCTCGATGAGTCTTCTGCGGCAACCACAACTGGTCAGTACATGAGTCAGGGAATTGAACCTGGGTCTACTACTCGCATTGTTGTGAATATTTATGAGAGCCAAGTGTTTGGCGTTTAATTTGTAATCTAATACTTCTATGGAAAATCGAGGAAATTGGAGCAATCAGATGCCAGATGTAGGCTTGAAACTGGCCGAGTTTTTTGACCAGGGACAGTTGCTCTACACACCTGGAATCAGTAATCTTCTCACGAAGACTTCTGGTGCTGGTGCTCAAAAGAATTATGAGGGTATGACCACTCTCGGAGAGTTGATTAAGACTGGCGAAGGTGAAGCAGTCAAGACACTCTCTCGTAGCCTTACGTACTTGACTCAGGTTTCGTACACTAAGTATACAGGGTCAATCAGCGTCACTCAAGAAATGCTTGAGGACCGTGATTTCAGTTCAGTGATGGATGAGGCTAAGCACCTCGGCCGCTCAGCAAACTTCTCTATGGATAAGTCTGGTATGCAGCTTTTCAATGGTGGATTTGCTACGACGGTTTCTGTTAACGGATATGACATGACTTGGTATGGTGACGGAAAGCCTACTTTCTCAACCATTCACCCAACGAAGGTTCCTGGTGGCTCGACGCAATCAAATGCATCAGCAACTGGTATCAAGTTTGGTCATGACAATCTTGAGACAGCACACCTCGCTCTTATGCGTCAGCAGCTTGACAACGCTCTTCCTATTACCCTCGCAGGTAAGCCGATGATTGTTGTTCCTCCTGCTCTCGTTCGTGAGGCACGTGAAGAAATTGAGTCAGAGCTTGACCCAACGAACTCGAATAACAGCATCAATGTTTATCGTGGTTCAATGGACATCTCATCGACTCTCTTCCTTGATGCAGTCAATGGTGGTTCAGACACAGCATGGTTTATCGTTATGCCAGGACAGGACAAGCAGTATCATGAGGTTCGCAAGGCTCCTTCTATTGAGATGGACCGTGCAGTAACAACTGGTACTCAGACCTTCGTCGTTGGTGGTCGCTGGGCTAACTGGGTTGGTGATTGGCGAATGAAGTGGGCAAGTAAGGGAGACCTTGCTTCTTACGCAAGCTAATCTAAATAGTTTCCTAGTTCTATCAAAACTAGGCACGAACATGGTAGCTTTTAATCTCCAAGGCTAACTCAAAGGGTGTAATGAGATATTTAAAACACAGCACGAAGCCTGAGCGGATTATACATGAGATTCTCAAAGAACTTCATATTCCGCTCAAGCATCGTTGGTTGGTATCTGGTCACGAAATAGACTTCATTGTAGATAAATATGCGATAGAAGTAAATGGACATGAACAGAATGTAGACAAAAATAATATGCTTATTGGATTAGGATATATTCCAGTGCATTTTTATAATCAAGATGTTTTAAATAATAGGAATTTAATAAAAGATAAAATTAAAAAATATGTTAAGTCGAATTAATGTTAATGGTTTGGTAAACAACTCAGTAGCAAGTGTTGTTGGTGCTGGAGAACTATTCACTACTGGTAATGTTTTCTATGTAAGTTCAGTTTCTGGAAACAATGGTAATGTCGGAAAGGACCCAGCATTTCCATTTGCTACAATTGATTATGCAATTGGTGCTTGTACTGCAAACAATGGTGATGTGATTGTAGTTGAGCCTAAGCACGTCGAGACAATTACAGCAGCAGCTGGTGTTGCCCTTGATGTTGCGGGTGTTACTATCATGGGCCTTGGTTCTGGTGCTAATCGTCCACAGGTTAACTTTACAACTGCGGTTGGTGCTTCGTTCAAGGTTACTGCGGCAGATTGTACTGTGAAGAATATTCTTTTCACTGGTGGAATTGACGCACTTACAAATCCTATCTGGATTCTTGCAGCAGACTTCAAACTTCTTGACTGTGAGTATCGTGATGTGACTGGTCAGGCAACTGATACAATTCTCACAACCGCAGCAGCTGATAGACTCTTTATTCAGAACTATTTTCACAATGGAGCAGTTGCAGCTGGGGCAAACTCTGGTATTGCAATCGTCGGTGGAGATGGTATTGTGATTGATGGTCTTCGAATGGATGGAAACTTTGCTGTTGGTGGAATTGATATCCGCACAACCGCAACAACTGACCTTGAGGTTCGCAATGTAATGTTCCGAACTCGCAACGCAGCTGACATCTTCCTTGTTGATACAATTACTGCATCAACTGGTATGATTGGACCAAATGTATTTCTCCGTTTGCAGGATAATGCAGCCAATGTTACCGAGGCAATTACTGGTGCGACATTCGTACAGTTTGACCCTATCTATGTTGTTAACCTTGCTGGTGAGAAAGCAATGCTTATCAATACGACAGCTTCAACTGACGCATAATAAAAGAGTCCTGCCTCTACTCCTTCCCTGCTCTCAAAACAGAATGGGAAGGGGATAGGGGTGGGAATAATATAAGCATATGATTACAGTAAAAAATCCAACAGACCTTCATGTCAGCATAGTCATTAATGGAGAAACATATGTTGTTGGCCCATATCTTGAAGTAGTAGTATCTGATGAAGTGGCAATTGCGTGGAAGAAGGTTCACACGTTTCTTGCACTAATGGAAGTTAGCAAGGTTAAGGTTGCAGAAGTAGAACCTATTGTACTTGAGGTTGAGAAACCAATTGTAATGAAATTAGAAGTTAAGAGTAAAAAGAAATAACCTATGGGACTTTACTATGAAACTCAGTCAGTCGGAGTATTGGTTGGTTCTAAGTCAGATGCTGGAACACGTACATCAGTAGCTCTTACTACTGCATATGATGTTGCGAATAAAACAAAGGCAATTGAAACTGGATGCTACTCAAAAATAAACGTAGACATACTTTATACAATGGGAGCAGCGGAGACTGCAAACTCAATTGAAATGCGGGTTGAGGCATCATCTGATGGAATAAACTATTATCGTATTCCAAATGAAACCGTGTCTGGTGGAACATCAACAATCAGTGCTCGTGAATTTACTTTCGTTGGAACAAATGCAGCTGCGGCAACTATTTCAGTTGGACTTGACATTTTCTACAAGTGGATGAAGTTCTCATTTAAGGAGTCTGGTGTTGCAGCTAATGCTGGAACAATGTTTGCAGAATATACACTTAGTGGACAATAATATGATTGAACTTACCGTAGCAGAACAAAATCGGCTAGGTAGCTTCAAGGAACAACTTGCCTCAATAAAGAGAAACATTTCTTCTGCAAATAGCGAACTTGAGACAATCCTTGTTAACAAATCTTTAGCAGAGACTGCTTTTGCTGTTGGACAAAAGAAACTTAACCTAGAGGTTGAGAAGCTTATTAAGCAGAAGACTGAACTTATTGAGTTTATAGATTCTGAAACTAAGGCAATTACTAGTGAGAAGAAACTTCTTGCTAAACATATTGAAGAGTTTGAAGAACATAAAAGTAAGGAAGAGTGGTTAATCTTTAGCAAGTACGAAGAGGCTGATGAGATACTTGAGGAATCAAAAATGGAACTTGAATCATTAAATAATAGAATTGCTATTGCAAAGAGTGATGTCGTTGATGTTGAGAAACTTCTACTGAACAAGAGTGATATACTCGCTGGTCTCGAGAAGCAAATCTCTGCAGAGAACAGGATGCTCACATTATATAAGAAAGATGTTGTTCGACTTGAGAAGGAACGTGAGGAGGCAATTAAATTAACAAGCAAAGAGATTGCTCGTGTTCAAAGGGAACTTTCCGATGCGGTTAAAATTGTTAACGAGGAGAAAGACAAGGTTCGTATTCCACGAGAAAGTCTGCGCTCTGAACAAGATGATTTTGAAAAGCAAAAGAATCAACTACTCGTTATTTACAACAGAACTAAGAAAGCTTGGGCGCAGATATACCCTGGCCAGAACTTGGATAACGTAATAAAGATATGAACACAATTGAACGTATAAAGAAAATGGTTGAAGAAGATTTGGTTGGAGTTCAGAATATACTCAACGAGAAAGATGCTGAACTCTCTAGATTGAATAATGAAATTAATATTGCATCACAAGAACTCAGTAAGTTGTCGTCAGACTACTTGGTTAAGTCCAGTAATATTGCAAAGGAATTAGCTGAAGTTAAAGCAAAGAAGGATGAAGCAGAAATGCTTATTGATAAGGCACGTAGGTCTGAGTTAGATTCAAAGAACCTATCTGAACTTGTCCGCAGTGAGGTCGAATCTTCAAAGAGGCAAATAGAAGAATTGCAGCGAGAGATTCACAATCTTAGTTCTGAGCTTGTACTCAAGAAGGCAGAAGAGGTTGCTCGCAACAATACTCGAGTACTCGAACTTCAAGAAGAACTTGCCAAGAGACTTCCAGAACTGAACAAGAAAGAGAAAGAGCTTGCTGTAAAGGAGAATGACCTTAAGGTTGTAGAAGCTCGATGGAAAAAGATGTTCGGAGATAAAGGATTAGGATTTAAAGTCTAACTATGGGATTCTTCCAACCACAGAACCCTGGACCTGGAGGACTAGATGAACTGACAAATGCAGAGGAAGCGTTTCTTACTTCACTGGCTGGGTTGTCCTACTCTGAGGGAGATGTATTAACAATAGTAAATAATTCACCAGTTTGGGAAAATATGGCACAATCATATGCAGTGAGGTACGATGACGTTGGTTCAGACATAGCATATCTTGGTGAGGCCATTGTCGGAACGTCTTCAGCGTCAGCCTTGTGGAGGATTAGAAAATTAGATTCGTCTAATTTAGATTTAGTGGTTACGTGGGCAGATGGAGATTCAGACTTTAATAATATTTGGGATGATAGAATTAGTTTAACTTATTCATAATTATAAATAATAAAATAACATGGCAGCAACATTTACGTGGAAGGAAGATTACGGTACACAAACAGGCTCACCACTTGGTGGAACTTCAACGTGGAACCCAGCGACTAACGTCAATTGGTCAAACAATGGCGACCCGTCAACGACGTATTCCTCTAACCCAATAACGGCAGGAAGTAACTCGTATATCCGCTATCAGTGGGGTGGTTTTTCTGGGACATATAACCAACTCTCGGCAGGT